TCCATAGCAAGGTGATACAAACCCTCATCATTATTGATCCAGAGAGCAACATTCCAGGTCTCATAGTTCTCCCAACCATTATACTCAGTAGAGAGGATGTTGCGTTGATAAGTGACTGTCATTTGGTACGTCTTGAGTGTTAGTGAGGCAGTGAAGTGTGTGCCCCTTACACTATAGGTCCACTTTCAAGGTGAGTAACTTTAATCCTCAACAGATTCTAGACGTGCTATAAACTCATCTAGGTAATCTGTTGGATCGTGACCTAACTCAGCGAGGCGATTTAACTCCTCCAAAATGTTATTGAAGTGCCTTGTATATGGCACGCGAATCCTGTCAGTTTTACCCAGAAATGTGTAGTTCTTAGGTCTCATAGTTTTGTCCCAAAATACCCTGCTTTATGTATAAGTTTCGGGACAAAACTAAACTGCCTTATTTGGTATAAAATGACACCAAATCACCAACGATCAGGTACACTTAGGTCCTCCACATATGCATCACACTTCTCTGCAGGTTCCAGCTTAAATAACCTCTCCCAGTCAATTTGATGCGGGTCGAAGTCAGGAAATGCGGAAATGTCCAGAGTAATCCTATAACGCTGCTTCTGTGCTTGACTAAATGCAACCGACATAAGTGTGCTCCTGGGTGTATGTGAATACTCTAAGATGCTCTGAGGTTTATGTCAAGGGGTTGGACGTATTTATGTGGTCTGGGGGGATTTTTGTGGGGGGATTGTGGGGATTTTCTGACCCTGGGGGTTGACAAAGTGCGGTCTCTATGTTATGCTCGCTAAGATCACAAGACTTCAGAAGGTTTAAACAAGACCTCAAAAGATTTATAACATATCAGAAGGATTACAAGCACCTTACTAACACATAAAAGACCCTTTTTCCACAGATTCCACACACTTTTCCACAGGTATGTTAAAAACTCATTTACATTTAAAAACACATTTAATCAATAAAAAAAGACTTTTTAACGTTATTTTAGCATAAAAAGCATAAAAAAAGACCCTTTACTTAGGGTCTCTATGTATATTCAATCAAGTGCTAATCTGTACCTTGCATACTCTTCTGCATCCTTACGTTTGCGGAATCGTGCTAACTCTCCTTCAAATCGTAGAGGCAAATATCTAAACTTCTTTCCTTCCTTGGTGATAACAGTCCTTGAGAATAGATGCAGAGAGTAAATACCTTCTTCAGTATATTCATCCTCTTTCTTGACTATGAAAGGAAGAACTTGTTGATTGGAAAATGATGCTTTGGAGAGTAACATTTCAGTTAAGTTTGATACCGTTGTTGAAAGGAACATCACCGTTGATTGTTGATACAAACCAGTTGAAGTTCTTTTGATACACATACTCTCCATTTGAGTGTGTTTGGAGAATAGCATTCAGACGAGACTTTGTGGTATTTGACTGATAACCACCATCGAACAATTCCAACCAGGTATCACCTACCATCGCAATCAGATTGTTATACAGATAGACAAATGATACTCCTTCGATGTTAATCACTTCAGTATTGTCTTTCTTCCAATCACGTTCTTGAGTGATTGCATCATTCATTTGGGATTCGATCTTACGCATTTGTGGTTTGAATGTTGTGGTGATAAGTTTGGAGGTAAGAGTGTTTTTAATGGTCAGGCAAATGCGCCCAGGAGGAGAAACTCAGAAGGAATCATCTTCTTTGCAATACGCTTACCGTTGATCTGGTAAGTATAACGGAACTGACCTTTTACAGTCTTGATGAGCTTAGTCGTCAGACAAATCTCACCAATCCGATTATAGTTCAAATCATACTGTGGGAAGTAGTGATTGCAAACTCCATCAAGGCGATAGTCAACAACTGAGTTACGTTGTGAATAGTTTTCTTCGGCAAGATTCTCAGAGAGTTTGAGAGAATCGTAGAGATCGTTGATGTTCATACTATAGGTCCAGTTTGGAGGTGAGTAACTTTAATTCACCAGTATTGGCGATCATAACGGGACTCATTCCATCCGTCTCGTTCATACCGACGACGATCATAATCATCAGCATCCATATAATCATCGTGCTCACAATCATCATAGAAAGAATCAAACTTTTTGTTTTGGAAAGAGGTTTCGATCATACTATAGGTCCACTTTGGAGGTGAGTAACTTTATCTCAAAGACCGTAGTGTGTCATATTCAGTTACCAAAGAAAGCATCAAACTCATCTGCAATCTGATCAATCAGTTCATCAGTTGCATCGAGATCAAATACATTACAAACGAAATCTACAGCATCATTCAGATCTGTATGATTATTGCACATAAACTCCAGAAGTGCAGGAGTGATGTCAGTTTGAAAGTCGATTGAAGTGTTTTGTGTCATTTTGCTTGTAGGATTAGGAAGGGAAATCATCAGTCAGTCAACTACAGAGTAACATGCCACCCAGGAAGGAATCCCAGAAAGTGATAGCGAACCGTTGCGGGCATCGCAATAGTCTTGTGCATCATCTTCAGAGTAGAAAGGTCCAATATACTCGGGAGAATCGAGTGCATCGGAAGTGAATCGGACGGTGAAGGTTGTGTTCATACTATAGGTCCACTTTGGAGGTGAGTAACTTTAATGAGGAAGAACTTGTGCCTCCTTGATGTTAGAATCGAAAAACTTTGAAATGATAGAATCAATCACAGGATACCATTCTTCGTTTCCACTCGGATACCCACATTCTCGTGCTTGATTGAGAAACTTAAGGATGCAAGTTTCCTCATTTGGTGTGAAATGTACGCGATTGAAAGTGTAACCGTCAGTCATCAATCATCTCCAAAATTGTTTACAAGGAAGTCTTCAAGTTCGCAAAGTTCCACCTCATCCAAGGAGGAAATGTAGTTGTGCAAAGTATCTGCTAAGACACCACTATTCTGTTGGCAGGTTTCATACAGAAACTCAAAAAGTTGTGCTTTGGTAGTCATAATCAAACAGGGGTAACTTCAACAGAACGAATAAGATTTGTGCGGTCTTGTGCTAAGTAATCATCAGCAATCTTACCACAAGATGAACGAGATTGAATGATCTTTTCTTCGTATAGGTTCTCATCTTCATCAGGAACCCAATACTCAATCAGAAGGCGATAGTTCTTCATAATCAATCAGGCAGGAAGGATACAGAAAGTGCCGCAGAAACCGCGAACCCAGTTTAGAGTTTCAGAGTAAGATGTGCGGGGATTGCTCATTACCATAGATGCACCATTACGGGGATTGTGTGCAACAGCAACATAAAGATTGTCGCACTCTTTATCAGTAATCTGCTCAATCCACATTTGATTGACTTTACCTTCCTTCCAATCGGTGTGGTAGGAGTAGATTTCGGAAACGATTGTGTTGCTCATACTATAGGTCCACTTTGGAGGTGAGTAACTTTAATAGAGAAGGATTTGCACTACCAAGTTCCTCTTTGGATGTGGATTTTGCGGATCTCTTGATAAATGAAGCGACGAAGTTCAGGTTCGGTAGTGTTATCAAAAGCATAATAAAGACGATTCAAATACTCATCTTGTGTTGCACCTATGTTACCATCACCACCCAAATCATTAAGAGGTGAGTTTGCTTTTGACTTTGGTCGTCCGAAGTTACCTGTGACGTTGCCAGATGTTCTCAGCTTCGGACGAATCTTTGAGAGATTAGAATATGTCATCGTGCGATAATGTCCAGAGTTTCCAACAGCATCATCGAAAGTTCCATCTGGTTTTCCTCATCAACCACAGGAATGTTTGTCTCTACAAACTCACTAATCAGTTGAGAAAAAAGTTCAGTTGTGCGCTCATCGGCAAAGATACAAGTAGCAAGGTCATCCTTGAACCCATCACGCAGAAGTTTCAGAGATTTGGTGACAGTTAGTTCGTTGATAGTAGTAGTCATTTTACAGCGTAAATTGTGTCGATTTGTGTTTTTACCAAAAGACCAGATGCCTTTGCTTTACGAACTGCCATTCTAACGCTTGTTTGCTCTGCTTTAGAATCTGCACCCAAGATGTTATACAAATCATCATGAAGACGAATAAACTTTGCTCCCTTTTTGATAAGAGATTTGATTATCAAAGTTGCTGCAACATCAAAGGCAGCAACATAATCACCAGAAGAAGAAGGTTTAGGAGAATACATAATCACTTTGCGTACAGATAACCACCAGACCAGTCTGCATTTTCCAGCAGATATTCACGATCTTTGATCAATCGCAGATCATAACGAACACCTTTGGCAGGAGATTTCCAGGATGCAGATTTATACACTTCACCAGTATTCTTGTCGATGAAGGAATGAGCAGAACGCTGACCACCACCATCAACAAAGATGACTTTGTGATACTTTTTACCAGTCTCTACCTGATAATCAATCGGGCAGATACCAGACTTGAGTTCATCAATACAACGCTGATGATAACCAGGAGTTGCATCAAAACGATTCAAAGATTGTTGATGACTGCGAATAGAATACTGACGATAGTTGTCTTTAAGTGCCTCAATCAGCAGATAGGTATTCTTAAGGACGCTTTCTGCAATCGTTTGTTGTGCTTGTGCTTGCATGGTAGTGTTGCTCATACTATAGGTCCACTTTGGAGGTGAGTAACTTTAATCAACCCCAACTTTTTGCAATCGTGAAGTTAGAGTGAGAGAACACTTCCCTATCAACGACTTTATAAATGCCGTATTTGTTGGAGATACAATAACCTTCGTGGAAACTTAAATCATCACCAATAGAGCACTCAATATCATCCTCTTCGTGAATGAACATGAACAAATCTACCTTGATAGATGCAACCAAACGCCACAAACGGATCAGGTTCTTGTCACAATCACATTTTTCTGCAATTTCATCTTCATCAACGACCTTTTGCTCCTTGATGCACTCGTTAATCACTTTTTTGATTTGTGTTGCCTTGCGATCAGACACAAACTCACATAGAGTGCTCATTTGCTTGGCAAACTTGCACACATCCTCCAGATCTTCACGATAAGGATTCAGGGACACGTTAGGTTGCACAAACAGAACGTGCTTGGTGCTCACAAACTTGCTGGTGATAGGGTGTGCTACCATCTCGGGCAGTTTATCACCAGTATAGTAAGTGTGGGGGCAAATGATAATGTCCTGGCTAACTGCAGCAGGAAACTTATAGGTGATGGTATTGGGAGTAAATGTATCACCACCACTCCCAAATCCGATGAAATCACCTTGATACACTTGTTGAGTGCGAGGCAGGAAATCCAGACAATAGATAAGGATCTGTACTACATTTGGTTGACCACCAAAGTGGGTAAAGATGTCGTCTTGATTGTAACAAAGACGAATCTTTTTCTTGTTAAATGCTGCTTTCGTGCAAACAAAGAACTTACCATTCTCAGGATTTGTGCCCCACACAATAGCAGGGGCACCATCCATCTTGACACTGATAAAGCTATCAACCTCAGAGAACCAGTCCAGAACAGATAGATTACCCGTCAGAATCTCATCTTCAGGGTGTTCTAGGTGCTTGTTTTGCATCGGTTGCTTGCTCATACTATAGGTCCAGTTTGGAGGTGAGTAACTTTAATCTGAGTTAATTTACCTTGTAAAGTAGAATCTCCCGTGCCTTCTTTGCCTCAAATGTACCATCAGCATTCTTTTTACGTCTTCCTGCTGTATACGTGATGTCGAAGTAGTGTGTACTCAAGGACTTACATTTACCATCAAACCAATCATCATCAGCACGATTTGCCAAGAATACTTTATTCTGACGGTCACAAAAGTCAATCAGTTTGAGTAGTGCATCATCGCCAAATCCATTACCATAATCCGCAAAACTGTCACGATATGGTGGATCAAAGAAGAAGAAACCATTAGGGTCATCATTCACGGCAGTAGACCAATCCTCAGATTTGATTGTAACATTCTGAAGTGCATTTTTCCACCACAGCATTACCTGACGATCATAAACTGTATCCTTTTGATTCAGTAACCCTGCGGGTGTTCCATACCTTCCATTAGTATTCTGATTGAGTTGGTAGATACCATTAAATCCAGTCTTCATCAAAAAGTATAATGTGGCAGACTCAAATGGTTTAGACCAACTCTCATAATCATATGCATGTTGATGACGAACATCAAAGTACAGTTTCTTACGATCTGCTTTGTCTAGTGGAATATACTGACTTTCCAAATCATCTAGACGTTCAATAAACTCATCATAGTTCTCTTTGATACAACGATAGATGGAAATGATGTCTGAGTTGATGTCGTTAATGACCACGTTTTGTGGTTTATATGTGTTCATTACATACACGAACACAGCACCGCCGCCAAAGAATGGTTCGTAATAGTTAGTGAAAGAAGAGGAAGGTGGTAATAAAGGTGCATAATGTTTCAGCACTTTTGTTTTACCACCTGCCCAGATGAAGAGGGGTTTAGTCATCAACCAAACAACGTATCAATACGTTCAGAGATTACTTCAACCATTATAGCATTAATTTGCTCTTTTGTGAAGCAATCGGTATTCAGGAAAGCACTATTTTTACCAGGATGGTATTGGTCAAATCCATCAAGGTGAGCAACATTAAGTGCTTTCACAATTTGCCCATAAGTCAAACGACCTAACACTTTATCCCAGAAACTATATGCACCTTCTCCAGTACAAAAAGTGACATAGGAAACATTAGGATTGATAAGACGGCAAATAAAGTTGTTCTTAAACCATCGCTCAATCGCATTACCACGATCCTGCTGTTTCTTACCTTCAAATATAGCAATCAGCACACCATCATAGAACCATGCTCCACCATCAGGTTCGCAGGCACCAATCCCACCAGGAATCTGGTCCTTAGTAAGTTTCTTTTGGAGAGTAAGTTTGGGATGTTTCTTGCTAAGTTCTACAAAAACATCTTGCTTTAGATGTTTGCACTGCTCATCAAGTTTGCGAGCACGGGCATCAGTTGCCACGGTGCCAGTTTGGATGCCACCGTTGAATCGGGAAGTTGTCATAAGGAGTTGTGGTTATACCATAGACCCAGTTTGGAGGTGAGTAACTTTAATCAACAGGAAGTTTTGCCACACTCTTACCCTTTTTGTGGTCATCTATGAACTTCCTGGCTGATGCTTCTGTCCTACACACTTTGAGTTGCTCTCCGTTGTGAATGACCATCAGTTGCTTACCATAAGGAATGGCAGCATAGTGACCCTTACCGACGATGAATCCTTCTTTCATTTTACATCAACCAGAGACTGAGGATCTTCTACACCAAGAAGTTGAGGGAGAGCACCAGCAATAGAATAGGCAGAGGATTGTGTAGTCAAACGCTTGGTAACATACTGAACAACAAGAGCATCAAGTTTCTTCAGGTATTCTGTAGCATCTTGACGTTGCTTTATAACTTCTTCTGCCGTCTCGCATCCTTTAGTATAAGTAACGACATCAGTTTCATCAATACCATTCTCAACAAAGTTCTTCATAATTTGAAGAAAACCACGCTCAATATAGGTGTTTTCCTTACAGCAGATGATTACTGGATTTGTAGAAGAACCAGTCTGCACAATTTCAGACACTTTTTGCTTGGCATTTTTAGGATGCACAAAAGGTGCAATATTGACCGCAATAGTTGTCTGTTGATAGACCTTATCTACAATATCATCAACTTGTTTGGTAGTAAAAGAGTGGTTAATTCCATCAACCCACTCTCGGATTTCATCTTTAGAAAGTGTACTACCGTGACGCTTGGCATAACATACACCACGATTGACAAAATCGTTGATAGTATGACGTTTTGCTACAGTATGATTGTTTGCGCCAAGAGCAACAATATCATAGGCATCTTCAATACGATTTGCCCAATCTTCCTTCAGATGATAGACCAGGAATGGGTAGTTAGTGATACCAAGTTCATAAGATGCGTTATAACGATTATAACCATCCCAAACTTCTTCCTCACCATTAGGTAGAATCATCAAAATAGGGGGCAGTTCAGTAACGCGATACCCTACCTGAAGTTCTGAAATAAGACCGTTAATGTTGTTGGTGTCAACACCACCAGCACGGGCTTTATTTGCTGCTTGTTGAATGTTTAGGTTGATCCAGTCTTTTACTTCAACGCCTTCATATTCGGCACATTCAAAGACAGGGGCAGAAAGAGATTTGAACGTAGAGTTATTCAAAACTGCACGCCAAGAGGTAACACCAGAGGTGTAAAAAGGAATAATTTGTGTCATTTGTTTAATAGCAAGTTTGCTTATATCAGTTGCTGTGAACAAAAGTTCTGAACTGATGATGTAATTTTAACAACTTTGGGTAGGGATGTCAAGCCCTGGTTTACACTTTGGAAAAAATCGTTGATTTGGTTGCAGCCGATGACCTATGACACTCCTGCAGCAGAATTGCAGAAAAATCAGGGTTTCGGTCCAGTCAGGGCCTTGAGTCTACTGTGAGACTCACCGCCTCACCACAGAATCTAGCATTTCACCCTTCTCAAACACAGCATCAACAACTCGCTGAAGTGCTCGCTCGGTAGATACTCCAACTTTGGAATATACAGGCACCACACACAAACCCCAGACCTTCTCTTTGCCACCCAGACGAAGAACACGTCCAATAGTTTGGGTCATTTCGATTACATCCATATTGCGAAGAAAGACGACCGCCTCTAGTTCGCTCACGTTAATCCCCTCACTCAAAATAGAACGATGGAAGCAAATAAACTTCTTGTTAGGGTCACGACCCCAAGAGTTGAGCGTGTCAAAAAATACCTCACGGTTGACCTTCTTGCCATCAATAATCGCTCCCGTTTTTGAGGTGATATAGAGGTAAGAATAACCACGCTGTTGTAGTTGAGCAGCACAGTCAGTATGAGACATCAGGTTGATAAGTTGCTTCGCAGACTTAACACAGACCAGGATTTTCTTGCAATCAATATCCTCCAGAGTGTCCATCAGATTGCTACTGTCACACTCAGCAGTCACCTGCTTTAGTGCAAGCACATCGAACTTCTTTGCTACAATCTTAGGAGCGATGATGTATCCACCATCAACAAGTTCAGGCGCAGAAACACGACAGATAATGTCACCATAGACATCACGATCGTTCATTCCTGGTTTAGAAGGAGTGAGCGAAGTCTTCCTGGTGGCAGTAAAGAAATAGCAGCGACGTGCATTAGCAGCAAAGTGCTCAGTCGCAGGGAAAAAGTGACGCTGAACGCTGTTATGTGCCTCATCAAAGTAAATCGTATCCACATCAACTTCTGCAACCTGAAGACGCGACAGAGAATTGTAGGTGGTTACAATCAGGCGATGATTGTTGGCATTAGCATCAACCCAGTTGCGAATCTCACGAGGGCGAGTAGAAGACTCGTGATGAGTTTCGCCACTATGAACGTGGAAAACAGCAGCGTTGGTGATGAACTCTAGAAACTCAGAAGAGAGTTGCTCAGCAAGCAAGATGCGAGGAGCAACAACAACAATCGTCTGAGGAGTTTCAGACTGCAACTCGCGCAGAGCATCATAGATCATAGTCAAAGTTTTTCCTGCTCCAGTTGGTTTAATCAACTGCCCCTTATCGTGCTCTGCCATAGCAGCAACACCGCGTTCTTGGTGAGGACGAAGTTGAATGTTCATAGAAGTTGTGTTCATACTATAGGGTCACTTTGGAGGTGAGTAACTTTAATTCCTTGCTTTTTTGTATCGGTTAAGGTCTTCAAGTACGCTCTGCATCGTTGCGCGACTATAACCTGTTGCATAACTTGATGATTGCTCAGAGATTTCTGATGAGTAATCTACATTATAGCATACATCAATACCTTGTTGAAGGTTCTTGATGATACGCTCAAAGGCATAATCGGGGATTTGGATATAATCCATAGTTTTAAGTGGTTTGATATGTAAAGACAAAAATAGCACCCTTCCTGACGCTTGTGGAGGGTGCTGGTGATAGTTAATCAACCGCCAAACTGATCTTCCATAAAACCAGAATCTTGGCCAAACATTTCTTCCCAAAGGTCAAGATTGCCAGTCTTTTCTGCAACCAGTTTGGTATTCTCAAGGAAATCATCTGTGTTGTTCATAATCTTAATGTCGGTAACACTAAAAGTAGAAAACCAGTTACCGTTACGATCTTGCCAGAGCATAATGTTGTTTTGAGTGTTGTCCTTATACTATAGGACCACTTTGGAGGTGAGTAACTTTAATTGGTCTCAACTTTCAGATGCTTTTGCTGCTGCTTTTGCCTTTGCTCTCATCTGAACAGCAACTTTACTATTCCAGGTTCCACCTTTCTCTTCATACTCTCTACGCATTTGTGCAAGAATCTCATTTGCACCTTTCTTTGTCTTTTGTGCTGCTGCTGTTTTCTCTTTATTTCTAGCTTGATCTCTTTCTTGGCGAGTCATAGGAGCACCAGTTTCAGATTTCCACTGTCTGCGTGGTTTTGCTGGTGTTGGTTTTGATGCTTCAGGTTTCTTTGTTGAAAGTAGTTTAGATGCTTGCTTTTCTAAATCTTTTGATTTAGGTTTTGATGCTGCAGATTCGCCACCTTTCTTTGCTGCGGCTCTTGCTTGTGCTGCCTTTCTTCTTTCTTCTTTTGCTGCTGCTAGTTGTCTTTCTCTAGCAGATCCACGTTCTTGTTCTGGTTGTTGAACTCTTGTAGATGCTTGACGCTGAGTTCCAATATCTTTGCGTGGTTTGTATTGTACTGGTTCAGTCTTTCCGCCACCAACTGCTTTTACGCGGCGTATTTCAGGAGTTGTCTTTTTGCGTTCTGGACGAATCCTTCCACCTGCTTGTGCAGTCTTAATAGTTGCAGCAAATCCTAATCTTTTGGACTTGTCTTCAACTTCTTCGCAAAGAGAGATAAATTCCTGAAACGTTTTCATCGGTATCTAAACACTTCTTTTTAGTATTTAGATGTCCTCTTCCTTTGCTTTATAGGAACCCTTGAAAACGCGACCTTCAGCATAGAATTGACGAACACGTTCGCGGCGAGTTGCAATCAAGAGGTCATATTCTTCTTGCTGTTGCTTAGTGAATACAAAATCTTGACGACGCCACGCATCTTTCAGTTCTTTGATGTGGGGCAGCACGTTGGGGATCTGTTCAGTCATTTGAGAATAATAAAGGATAAAAGGTCTGTGTGGGGGACTTAGTGGACAGTTTGAAAACTGTCAGTAGTCGATGTTAGAGTTAAGATACTCATTCAAGTTAAAGTTGTTTTTCTCTTCAACAAGTTCGGAGATATCTTCTTCAAGAAAATCAAAGTTCTCAAGTTCTTCAACTTGAATGTCATCAAACCAATCCATAACTTGTTTGTTGCTTACATTATAGGTCCACTTTGGAGGTGAGTAACTTTAACACCTCACCATTTTGCAGTTTATTTTCTTCAATAATCACATAAACTTCTGTTTTATCATTCCAGTGTCGGAGCGCATTAGCAACGATGAAACAGTTAGTGATGAAAATAGACAAAAACATCAAAAGACGAATAAGAGCAATCTTATCCGCCTCTTTATCACATTTACTTGCCTTTTCTCCTAAGGATTTAGCTACTAATCTCCAAAAACTTTTGTGCTTCATTTGTTAGATTCTTTGAGTAATTTAACTTGATTCCAATCATTCTTATGCACCAAGACACAAACATCATTCACTCGATTGTTGCCTACTCGAACACAAACTGAAATGTATTCGTCACAGACAAAACGAATCTCACCAACCCAATCTTTGTATTGAACGATGATGCCTTCGGCAAAGGATGTTTTCATACAAAGAACTTGTCCAGTGGGGATTCTTTAAGAGGCATCGCTGTATATTTTGTGGTATTCTTAAAGTTTACAACTTTGCCGATTGTTTTACTATTTACAGGACTATAGAACTTACACTCCTTGTGTGAATAAAATCCCCAGATGGATTTTGTAGGTTTGCCAAGATTGTAATCAAACTGACGATTGCAGAGAATCCAAATAGCAAATACACCACGTTTGAACTCTTCAACTTGATAGACATAATCTTTGGGTGGTTTGTGAGTAAACTGAGGAATCAAATCAACTGAGA